TCTCTATTACCACACCTCCCATGGTAACTCTACCCCCGCCACCAAGCTCTTCACATACCCTTTCTGCCTCGAGACTGGTAAGCTTCAGCCCACTGGCACGCTTAACTTTTCTCGCCTCGATTCGGCCCGTATCATTAACGATACTCGGTCGGTCACCAAGGATATTTATGCCGTTAATTACAACATTTTAAGGGTGGAAAATGGTATGGCCGGTCTATTATATTCTAACTAATTAGTAAAAGATGCTTTGGAAAATTGTTTTTCTTCTCTCCATCGTTTTTGTATTGACGTACGATCCTAAGTCCAGGACACTTGAAACCTTTGTCGGTCAGCCCACAACGCCAACCACACAGAAGACATGTGAAAATGCGCATTACGAAGCCGTCCAATTCGCTCAGACACCATACGAGTGTCCCACACCCGGTAAAACCAAACTGGGTGTAATCACTTAAAAAGAAGATGTTATTTTTATTTATAAATGATTCCCGTTACGAAAGACACTCTTTTGATTGTCGCCACCATCGTATGCGCCGTAGCACTCGTTTTCCTTTTTAAAGAGTTAAACAAGACTAAAAAGGATATTGATGGATTTAAGAATTTTTCAGCCCAGGTCGTCAGGCACCTCAGCGCGCCTCCCGAGGAACCGTCTGTTCCTGAGACAGAGGAGGAAACCAAGAAAAGTGATGTAAAGGAGGATGAATAAACATATCGCCTTATTATAACTTGCGAATGCGCAATGAAGAAGTACAAGGCGATTGCAATACCGGTTAGCTTTATCGACGGGAAACCTCGGTTTCTCACAGTGAGAGATTGGCGCTTCAAGGATTGGATTTTTGTCACAGGAGGGTGTAGACGAAGAGAAATATTCAATCCTTTACGATGCGCACTACGAGAATTGGAAGAAGAGACACGTGGAGTTGTCTCCCTCAAGAATGGTGAATACACTGAATTTAAATTTATACACAAAGAAAGTCCAACGGTAGACCTGGAATATAATGTATACATATTTTTCGTTAACTATAACCGATCAGAACAACAAACCCAACTACGAAGATTCTATGAAGAAAAACACAAGACACAAATTAAAAAGATGAACAATCAACCCATACGCAAAACACACGACGAAAACGATTACATGAGTTATGATACACTCGAAGAATTCAACTCACGTAAACGTTGGAAACTCATCATAGATAATGTGATAAAAAATCCTAAATTTTATGCGTGCATAAGTTCTCATAACAGAAAAACCTTCTCTATTAAATAATGAAGTCCAAGGCTTTTATTTTAAGGCAGATAAGTGAACTGTTAGAGAAGAACAGGGGTATGTGCGAAGAGGAAATTCAGGAATGGCTCAAACAAAATGAAGAAAAAACAGTATATGAATTGTTAACATTTAAGAAGGAACTTTCTAAAACAAAAGAATACCAGGACGTTTCCTGTATGAAGTGGTTTAGAGATGATGAACAATAATAAGGTATGTTTAAGAATTGGTCGCAAAAATTCAATAATGCTACCAATCTATCACATGTGCTCATGGACGGAGGTAAACTCTCTGTGCCGTTTGATAGATTGAATGAATTTTACGATATGTATATTAAGGCTGTAAAATCGGGAGAAAGGATTTACGTCGTCGAACAAAAGAGTGAGACGTATAACTTTTTCGTGGATATCGATTATAAACACCCAGAACCCCTGGGAATAGATGAGATTCAGGATATTTCTAAAGTTATTTGTGAGACGGTAAAGTTCCACGGTGGTAAAGAATGTCTCGTTTCTGTGTCACAACCTAAACCGTCAGGTGACTTAATTAAAACTGGTGTACACCTCAATTGGCCCAATTTTGTGGTTGATCAGATATCTGCCATCTCACTCCGCGAACATATTCTCGTGTCCCTCTCGAAATTTAAGAGTAATATGGATTGGAATGAGATTATCGATTCATCTGTATACGGTGACGCACGTAGAAAGACAAAGGGGAGTGGATTTAGAATGCCATGGTCGTATAAACGAGCAAAACATGAAGCATGCGATGGTAAAGGGTGTAAAGATTGTGATAATGGTAGAGTAGACCAACTGGCGTATCTTCCTGTTTTCATATACAAAGTTGGTTCTCTCACGAGAATAGGTCAGGACCCAACCGTTGAAATTCTTAAAATGTCAGCCGTTCGAACCGATGCACCCAAAACCGTTACGGTAGAGCCACCTTCTGTATCTTTGAAAATCAAAGAAAATTCCTTTTCAGATGAACAAATGAATAATGAAATATATGATGAAGAATTGAAACACAAAATAGAAACATTTATTCGAAAAAATATGGAGGGTCAAGATGGTGCATACATCACTAAACTATTCAAAAACAAAGAAACATATTTCGCAGCGACAAATTCTAGATATTGTGAAAACGTAAAAAGAAATCATGGGTCGAATCATGTATGGTTCATCATAAGCGGACAGTTCATTCTCCAAAAATGTTTCAGTCGACATGAAACAATCAAGGGAAGACGTGATGGCTTTTGTGAACACTTCTGTGGTAGAAGACATAAACTAACAAATGACATTATTGATAAACTGTACCCTAAAAAGGAAACACTCACAAAGTGTCCCGAAATAAAAAAAATCATAGAAAAACCAGAAATTAAACAGATGGACGTAAAACCAGATCTTGAAAACTTCATTAATACGAATATGAAATGTAGTGATGATACACACGTAGTTAATGTAACACGAAATAATAATAATTTTTTAGTGTTAACCACCTCTAATTATTGTGAAACTATTTCTGGTGTACACGAAAATAAAACTATGTCGTACATCATCACTAAAAACAAAATAAAACAAAAATGTCCAATATGTAAGAAAAATACCGGAAGAACTCACATCTTATTCCCTAAAATAACTAATAAACTTCACCCTAAAGATACTTAAACAGAACAACGGTTAAAGTATAAATGACTCGTTCTCGCTTTGGTAGAGTGATAAAGAAGCCCGTTCTTTATATACCGGTAGAAACCGTATTAGACGACGATTATGCTACAGATGATCATGAAGATTTTGAAGATGATTCAGTAATTGATACTGAAGACGAGTATAACTCAGAAGAAGGTAGTGATGATGATTATGACGAAGACGCTGATGAAAATGGTAATCTCAAGGATTTCGTGGTAGATGATGAGAGTGAGAGTGAGGAAGAATCAGCTTAAAAAAAACAAAATCTATATTAGAAATGGAAACTGATATTGGTAATCCCATCGAGTACAATCCCACTATAGATCCTTTAAATCAAGAAATTGAACAAGAAAAGCAGGAGATAGTTGAAGACCAGCCGTATTATTTTCATCCAAGTGAAATGAATTATCCACCTCCTCCACCTCAGCAAAATGCAAAAATCGATATATTCACGAACATTGATAAATCTACGTGGATAATCGCGTTTGCTGTTTTTCTTTTAGGGTTTTTTATGGGCAAGACTATGCAGCCAGTGATACTCAGGTATACCTAACTATTTACTTAAATCACGTATACGTCTTGACAGTTTGGTATCAGAATCTTCATAACTTTCAGGTGTCGACGGATCCTGTGGAAATCCATTTAACCAGTGTTCCTCTGGAACACCAGAGTAAGCAACAAACGTTCCTATGTCACCGTATTTAGGGGGTACAAACCTATCCGTAATGGGACCCCTGTATGTATCTTCAACAAACCCTTTTGTAGTAGATGGTTCAGAAACTGTTTTGTTTTTTAAATCGTATTTTGGTTTAAAAAACAAAATAAAGAAAGCTCCGACTAGGAGTATCGTGATGATAATCCTAATCATTTTGTTTTATTGTATATGAATATTATTTACGCGGAAGAAACCTCGGGTTCTCCCGCCTCCTTTGCCTCCTCATCCTTTGCCTCGGTCGACGCCTCAGCCTTAGCGGCGTCCTCCTCGCGCTTCCTCTGTCGCTCCTTCATCTCTTCATTTACGATTTCGTCAGCCTCCTTAACCAGTTCCTCCATAGAAGTACCAGGTTTTTCCTTCTTAAGTCGCTCAAGAACCTCAGCGGGGTGAGAAATTGGAGCCTCATCAGGTTTCGTGTAGAATTTAGAATTCTCGTCACCCGGTGTGTATCCAGTCTTTGTGTCCATCATACCCTGCTTACGTTCCTGGAACATACGAGCAGCCTGGGCCTGGTTCTCCTTGTATCCAGACATAATTTCCTCTAACTTCTCGTTCGTATAATGAACATCCTCAATCTTTGCAGAATCGGGGGGAATGAGAAGCCACTTATACATATCTACGACGTAGATATCAAACGTGGGATCCTCCTTTTGGAGGCGCTTGGCGTGATTGGCAGCCTCGTCACGGTTGGCAAAAGCACCACGAATCTTGATACCAAATTTATCATTCTTTTGGGGTGCATCTGGACCAACGATAGAGAGACACGCGTAGATTTGACCGGGTACGGTGGTATAATCTTGTTCAAGGGACATTATATTTATACATAGGCTTAAAACTTTAAGCTATTATCTATGTAAATGCACGAGTACTGGGATAAACAACCCGTACCTCGAGAAGGTACAAAACCCGGTGAAATAGATGAGTCTCGTGATATCACAAAAAAGACAACAAAACTTCCAGAAGGACTTGTATGGTCTTCGTGTAACATGAAAGAAGCGTGTGAATTTTTAAGAGAATACTACGTAGTACACGGACAGTTTAAATTAGCGTACACGGTTGAAGGTCTTAAATGGTCTATAGATGATAGTATTTGTATTCGAAAGATCGACACGAAAGAGTTGGTGGGGTACATATCCAGTACACCTTTGGACGTGAATGTAGAAGGGAAGGAACATAAAATGACCCAAATTGATTACCTGTGTGTGCATCCATCGTATCGCTCAGCGAGACTCGCACCACTTCTCATAACTGAAATTAAGCGTCGAGCGAATAAGAGAGGTATTTGGCAGGCTATTTATACAGCCGTCACAAAGATTCCTACACCCATCACTAAATCCTGTTATTGGCATAGGTTCTTAGATGTGAAACATCTCGTAAAGACTGGATTCCACCAAACGAATCGACTCCGTGAAAAGTTTTACGATATTCGAGGTCCGTGCAAACATGTATGGAGAAAAATGAACATAGAAGATGTACCAAAAGTAACTTCGATACTCAAAGAACACGTAAAGGAATCTAAGATAGCTCCGGTCATCACAGAAGAATACGTGAAACGAGTTGTTCTACCTATTCATTCATACGTGAACGACACCACAAACGATTTCATCTCATTCTATGATATTCCGTATGAACGTCGAGACGGATCGGGAACTATAAATCAAGTATATAGATTTTTCATAGTGGGTGATGTGTACAACGACGCCTTTCTCATCGCCCGAAATCTTGGTTTCCATGTTTTCAACAGTGCCGAGGTGGGTGTGTGTACAGAAACACTCGAGAAGGAAAAATTCATCAAAGGAAACGGGTTTGTGTACTATTATTTATGGAATTGGCACCTAAGTGAACCGATCGAACCTAAAGAAATCAATCTGATTATTCCATAAAATGAAGACCGGTGGTACAGGAGGTGCGAACACCAATGCAAGTGGAAAACCCTTCGAGGATTGTTTCCGTCCCACGGGTAGACACATAATTGGAGACCGTACGTTTACGTACATTGACCAAGACCAATTCGTCGAGTTTATGAAAGACCTCAAAGATCCGTATTGGGAACACAAAAAGAAGCCCGATGGAGCGTTCGTGAGCGATGACAAAAAAACACTATTCATCATCGAAGCAAAACACCAGATTGTGAGTGGCTCCGTGGATGAAAAGATTCGCGCGGGACCATGCCTACTTGAGGAGTACAAACAACTGTATCCCAGTGTTGAAAAAGTTCATATGATGTTTATTGTTAACGATTGGTGGTTTGGACGCCAGAAAAAATATGAAATTGCTATTAAGTTTAACGAAAAACATGGGATACCAGTGTTTTTCGCGAAACAAATGGGCTCAACATGGAAAGTTCATATTCGAGATAATAGGTGGACAATTTACCCAGCTTTTTATGGTGTCAACGAAGATGCTATTTTTGAGTGGATGACGAAACAAGTACTTCAGTCGTCGTAGATTCAGGATTTTTACTGTTTATAGCTCGACGTGCTTTCACGTCTTTTATATTGTAATCAGAAAATGTATTTGTAACCATATCTACCTTAGCATTACTCATCACAAAATCAACCCCAGATGTCTTAGTTAAATTGAATAAATCTTCGTGGTCCTTGATTCCGAATCCATCCTTTGTATATCCTACGAAGGATGTTTTTGTCTCTGGTGCGTATGGTGGGTCGAGATACACAAAATCACCCTTTTCTACTTCCTTAAATGCTTCACGAAAATCACATCGTCTAAAGTGTACGTCTTTGATAAGGTCACTCACCTTTAAAAGTTCCTCTTTAGTAATAATTTTAGGTGTGGTTTTATAATGTCCATACGGTACATTAAACCCATTAGGTCCTTCTCGATACACACCTCTAAAACACGTTTTATTCAAAAATAGAAATATAGCTGAACGCTCAGCCGTTTCTTCCTTATTTAAATTAAACTTCTTTCTCGTCCAGTAATAATAATTTTCTTTCGCCTGTTTGGCTTCTTTTAGTGTTTTGGGTTCGCGATTAACTTCGGTACCTGAACACTTGTCGTATTCGTTGAACATCTTCTGTAGATGTTTATGTACCACGTCTGGTTGTGTCTGAATATTCTGATACAGGGCTATCAGGGACCCGTTAAGGTCGTATGCACACACCTTACCATTCGCGAGACCTTTGGACAGGACCGATAGAAGAACACTTCCACCACCGACGAATACTTCATGATAATTGTTAATTTTTGTAGGAAAAGAACCTAAGACATCTTCAATAATTTGAGTTTTTCCACCGACCCATTTAATAAATGGTTTCATATTCTATATTCAAATTAAAGTTTTAAGCTCTTCTATATTCATGGAAAAGATTCGCAAAAACCACAATGACGCCAAGAGAAATCTAATACAAATGGTATCAAAAGAAGGAGAACATATTCTCGATGTAGGTTGCGGGTTTGGTGGAGATCTTCAAAAATGGGCGAAATGTGGAGTGAACATTAACATGTGTGACCCCGAACCATCAGCCCTCGTGGAAGCTCGTTCCCGCGCTAAAAATATGCATATGCGCGTCAATTTCTATGAGGGTGACATTCATAATTGCCCAAATAGAAAATTTGATGTTGTGTGTTTCAATTTTTCTTTACACTATATATTTGCAACGAAGAATTTGTTTTTTAGTTCGATACACGAAATAAGGAAACGGGTAAAACCAGGTGGTATTCTCATGGGCATCATCCCAGATTCTGAAAAAATAATTTTTAAAACACCACTCATGGATGAAAGTGGTAATTTTTTCAAACTCAAAGACCATGGAAATGGTGGTTTCGGTGAAAAGTTATTTGTAAATCTGGTCGATACACCTTATTATGCGGATGGACCAAAATCAGAACCCGTGGCTTTCAAAGACTTGTTGATAACACATCTAGAAGAATTGGGATTTAGTTTAGAACTTTGGGAGGGTCTCACCGGGAATCCCATATCGGAACTCTATAGTAAATTTATCTTTGTATATAAGAGATGAGAACACTCGCGCTATTATTGATAATCAATCTGGTAGTTCTTTATTATACCAGGCAACCAAAGGAACTTATCGAGGTTAAGGAAAAATATACCATCCTCAGGAAACACCTTCGTGAAACAAATAACGAAAAGTATCACATGCTTCATAGAACCATACCCCTGACGGGTATGAAACGAATGCGGGGTTCTGTGGGTTCCAATACAAACAAAGGTGGTGAAATAGTCGTGTGTCTAGATGGTAAACCGAATGAGATATTTCACGTTCTGATTCATGAATTGGCACATTGTACTGTGAGTGAATACGAACATTCCCCACAATTTTGGAAAAATTATATCGAACTTCGTGATATTTGTGTAAACTTGGGTATTTATGAACAAATTCCTGAGAGAACTGAATTCTGTGGTCAGCACATTCAGGATAAATAATCTCAGTTTAGTTTAAATGAAGACGCCGGTAAACATTTTGATTACGGCCATCGCGTACTGGATACTCCTATACGTCGTAACACTCGTACCACTTATATCCAAGAGTTACCATTTAAACCTCATATGGTTTACTGTCATTATACCTAATGTTATTCGATTCGCCATCGGTAACATCCCACGTCTCGCGGTAGACCGAGTATTTTTCCTTTCCACGACTTTCATCGCGTTAGTTATTACCTTTCTCATCAATCAGATTTCATCTGAAACAAAGAAAGCTATGACTGATCATAAAGCTGACGTTAACAAGAAACTTAAATTGAGTGCCTTGTTAGCGGGAACGTTTGCTCTAGGTGCTTTGGGTACGTATTATTCTGGAATTGATAATTCTATTTATAGTAATATGGGCTGGGAAAGGCCTGTTTAAGGCTTGACTACATAGTCCTTCATGAAATAGAAGACAATCGCGGCTACTACACCGGTAGTCGCGAGGCCAACCATACTCCTACCCCCTTGTTCGTTAAGGAACTTGGGGATAGAAGTCGCCAACTTGTCCTGGACGGGCTTGCTCACCGCAAGACCTGTGCATGCCGCCACGAGAAGAGCGGTCATTTGTTCGTCGGTGAGATTCATAGGGTTCTTACTGGCGGGCTTCTCAGCCTGTTGCGCATGCATTCCCTGAGGCTGGGGGGCAGTCATCTGGGGCATCATACCCTGCATCTTGGGTTCATCGGTCATCATAGGGGGTTCCATCATGATATCGTTAATGGGAGTAGAATCCATCGTCTCTTTACTTTGACTCACATTTTTTTCAGGTTGAATCTGCGCTTCGTTTTTTATAAAAGACGTGGACTGATTCTGACTAATGGGAACCATTCCTTCTCCATCGTCGGAAAGATTCATGGTATACACTCGGTCTGAAGCCATTTAATATACCAATATGTTTTAGAACAAATAACAAGACGCACCTATCTCGTCTTGGTGATTTTGAGGTTTGTCTTTTTCGTAGCCTTCTTAGCGTCATCTTCCCTCTGTTGGAGATGTTTTGGGTTGTACATCTTCTGATGTAGTTTCCATAAACTCGGTCCTCCAACCCTGAAACCTTTTCTAACCGTTGCTTTGTACCAAAATACACAATCCTGAATCTTGTTAGATTTTACCGTATTATCTAACACGAGACATTCGTAATTCTCTGTACAAGCATCCATAACCTTACAGAACATATCAAAAGAAGGGAATATACCAAAAAAAGATTTGTAAAGCTTCTCTCGATTCTGAATGATGTTCTCCCTGAGAATAAACACATAATCCACGTTAGCTCGTAGTGCTGGTGGTAAGTCCATAACATATTGCATCGTCAACATAAAGAAGATCTTCCAGTGCCTACCATTCATAAAACACTGTCGTATACATGTATCCTTAAGGAATTTTGAGTCATACATACAGTCATCCAGAAGCATAAAAGCCCCACAATTCGTTTTACCCCCACCCACCAACTTTCTCTGTCGAGCCATAACCCTTTCTATAGCATCTCTGTCATAGTCACCATAAATGAATAAATCTGGGATAAACTCAGAGTAAAAATGATTACCCTCTTCTGTTCCTGAGAGTACAATACCTGCCGGGAGGTGTTTCTTATGATACATGATATCTTTTACCAGTGTTGATTTACCGGTGTTACGCTTACCTATGAAAACACACACCCTGTCATCTGCGATCGTCTCGGGTTTGAATTTCCTCAATTGAAGATTCATTCTATTGTACTGTCTCGTTTTATTTAACAAAATTTTACTCATATATAGTAGGAATGGCTGGTCGTCTGAGACTTGCCGCCACCGGGGTCCAAGATGAATGGCTCACAGGTGAACCACAGTTTTCATACTTTCTAACAAACTTCAAACGTCATTCCAAATTTGCTTTTGATTATGTTGAGAGTCAATTCGATGGGGACATAGATTTTGATAAGACTGTCATATGTACGATACCCGGCGATAAAGGTGATTTGATTAAAAATGTTACACTGAAGGTTACACTGAGTGATCCCAAACCAGATGACAGTGATGAAAATGACATGGTGTGGTCACCGTCTATAATTACTCATATGATAGACTACGCAGAACTCTTAATAGGCGGACAACCCATCGAACGAATTACAGGAGAGTACATCTATATGCACCAACAACTTCACAATACAAATGACGATATCGAACAGACGCTGTACTTTCTTAATGGACATGGTAATTATCTAAGTTATGCAGATCCGTATACATATTTCCTGGATATTCCTTTCTATTTTTATAGGAACCCATCTCTGGCCATACCGACGTGTGCACTTCAAAAACAAGTCGTAGAGGTGAGAATTAAACTAAAACCAATTTTAGATCTCGTTCGAAATGTGAGTAGTACAGATCCAGGGGATTCATACGCTGATGCGTCCGCTTCAATCTTAAAGTTTTCACTTGATACCGAGTTTGTGTATTTGACTGAAGAAGAAAGAAACTTTCTCATGACCCGACCACTCGATTACGTCATCACACAAGTTCAAATGTCTAAATTTGTCATGAAAGCTGGTGAAAACAAGAAAAGTGTTATGCTAAATTTTCAACATCCCGTGAAAGAGTTATTATTCACATCACAAAATGATGTTGCTTATCTCACCAACGTATCAAACTGGTACAACGGTATAGTAAACGCAGAATTGAGATTTAATAATGAAATTGTATTTAACAGGGGTGGTTTATTCTTAGAATACGAACAACCACTTAAACATCACGTGAACGTACCGTCTGCCTTGGTGAATGCAACACAACCGTTTAATGGGGTACTTCCAAAATTGGGTCCCTCCACATTCGGTGTATACTCATTTGCATTACAGCCCGAATCCCCCCATCCAACCGGGCAAGTCAATATGAGTCGTATCTCACATAAACTGTTCACAATCGAAATCGCGGTGCCACCCGCCTACGCATCTTATGACAGTACGACACGTATTTATGCTATAAATTATAACGTTTTGTGCATCAACAGTGGTTTAGCTGGATTAAAATTTTAGATGGATATAGTAGTAATGGCTGGGCAAATTCAACTAATGGCGACCGGACCTCAAGAGGAATTTTTCACTTTAGATCCAGACTACAGTCATTTCATCGAGAGTTTCAAGAGGCACTCGAATTTTTCCAGGGAATATGTCGATATAGATTCAGAAAATGGAGCCGATTTTGGAAAAAAAGTTAGATTTAAGATTCCACAGAATCAGGGGGATATCTTGAAAACTATCAGTGTGAGGTGTACACTTCCGGAAATTCTAACGAGTACCACGATGTATATCGAATCTGTCGCACATGCTTTGATCGAACATGTAGAATTGATAATCGGTGGGAAGGTTATACAGCGCATAACGAGTGATTATCTTCAGATATATTCAGAACATAACGTCACACAAACAAAACAAAAGGGACTCGAACAACTTATAGGTAAGTATCCATTACGA